GGCGGTCAGGTTTGGCTATGTCCTTGGATGAAAACTCATCATATCGGAACATACGCATTTACAGGAGATATGCCAGCTGTCGCGCAACATGTAGGATCAATGTGATGATACTTGGTTTCGTTGGTTTCATGTCAAGCGGAAAGGGAACCTGCGCTGATTATCTCGTAAACAAACGTGGGTTTGTCAAAGAAAGTTTTGCTAATTCTGTGAAGGATGCAGTATCAGTTGTCTTTGGTTGGGATCGTCAACTGCTTGAAGGCGACACTGATTATTCTCGTGGATGGCGTGAGCGCGCAGATCCTTGGTGGTCAAATCGATTTGGTTATGAATTCACACCAAGGTCTGCGCTGCAACTGATGGGGACTGAATCTGGAAGAGATGTATTTGATGAAAACATTTGGGTATATTCTATGTTCCGCAGAATGAATCACAGTAAGAATTATGTAATTGCTGATGTTCGCTTTCCAAATGAAATTCAAAAGATCAAAGAAGATGGTGGAATGATAATTAGAGTCAAGAAAGGTCCAGATCCAATCTGGTATCTTCCTGCTATGGATGTAAACACGAAACGCGATTTAAATGTAATGGCAGAAAACTTTCCTCAAGTTCATTACAGTGAATGGGCTTGGATTGGTTCTGAAGGAATTGATTACACAATTAACAACGATGGGAGTATCGAAGATCTAGAAAATGAAATTGAAAAACTGTTGCCATTATGTGGTCTTTCGTAGTATAATATTGTTCTCTTGTAATGGAGGTTCGTTATGAAACTGTCTGATAATACTGTAAAAGTTCTGAAAAATTTCTCAACAATCAATCAAGGGATTATTGTAAAGCCTGGGAAACTTCTGCGCACGATTTCTCCCAACAAAGCAGTTCTTGCTGAGGCGACTGTTGCTGAGAAGTTTCCCCATGAGTTTGGAATCTATGATCTCAACAAAGCATTGAGTTTGCTTTCTATGTCAACTGATAATGAGGTTGATATTGGTAAAGAGTTTCTTGAATTCAATAGTCTGAGTGGTCGTGCGAAAATTCGTCAGCGATTTACTTCTCCCACTTTGATTCTTGCTCCACCTGAGCGTAGAGTGCTTGCTGATACTTTTGATGCTCAATTCACTCTGAGTGCAGAAACGCTGAACTTCCTTTTCTCTGCTGCGAATGTTCTGAAGTGTCCGAACATTGTGATTCGTGGCGAAAGTGAAGATGATGGCGTTTCACTCACGGCGACTGACGTCAAAGGTCAAATCGTTGATGATGCGAGCATTGATGTTGATGGTGCATTTGATGCTCCGTTCACCGTTGCTATCAAAGTTGAGAATCTGAAGATTATTCCTGACAACTATCAGGTTATGATTTCTTCTCGTGGCGTTTGTAAGTTTGTAAATGAAGATGAAAGCCTCCTTTATTGGATCGCTCTTGAGCAAGGTTTTTCTAAGTTTGGAGAATGATTATGTTGACTACATTGAATCCCACGGATAAGGCAAAACTGAAAGGTAAGTTTGATGAGATCAGCAATGCGTATACTCGCATTGAAGCTGAACGCGATCTCGTGAAAGAAATCTTTGCTGATATCAAAGATGAGTTTGAGATTGTGCCGAAGGTGACTCGTAAACTTGCAAGGATTTATCATAAGCGAAATCTGCAGGAAGTTGTTGCAGAGAACGAAGAAGTTACCGAAGCATACGATCAATTGTTTTCCTAATCAGGAATTTATATTATGAATGATGTTGACCAAATACTCTGGGTCGAGAAATATCGACCCAGGACTGTTGAAGATTGTATTCTTCCTGAGACAATGAAGAATACATTTCAACAATATGTTGATCGAAAAGAAATCCCCAATATGATTCTTGCTGGAACTGCAGGCGTTGGTAAAACAACTGTGGCGAAAGCAATGTGCGAAGAAATCGGCGCAGACTATATTCTGATCAACGGATCGGATGAGTCTGGTATTGACACTCTGAGAACGAAGATCAAAGGATTCGCATCTTCTGTTTCGTTGATTGGTGGTCGAAAGGTCATTATTATTGATGAGGCGGATTATCTGAATCCAAATTCAACTCAGCCTGCGTTTCGTGGTGTGATTGAAGAGTTCGCTGGTAACTGTTCATTCATCTTCACCTGTAACTACAAGAACAGAATCATCGAGCCTCTTCATTCTCGATGCACTGTAATTGACTTCAAACTACATAATGGGCAGAAAGCAAAGATGGCGACGCTTCTTCTGAAGCGTGTCAAGCAAATTCTGAATCAAGAGAATGTTGAGTTTGATGAGAAAGTATTAGTTGAAGTCATCACTAAATACTTTCCTGATTACCGTCGCGTTCTAAATGAACTACAGCGTTATTCTATCAGTGGTAAGATTGACGTTGGTATTCTGGCGGTGATGACTGATGTTCGATTGGATGAATTGGTTTCTGGTTTGAAGGATAAGAACTTCAAAGAAGTTCGTAAGTGGGTTGGGACGAATAGTGACGCTGACGTGCATTCAATCTATCGTCAAATCTACAATAAGATTTATGATATCCTTGAACCTGGAACGATTCCGTTGGCAGTTGTGTTGATTGGTAAATACCAGTATCAAGCAGCTTTTGTTGTTGATCAGGAAATCAATCTCATGGCATTTTTGACTGAGTTGATGATTGAGTGTGAATTCAAATGACAGATCTCTTCAAAGAAATCATCCCGAGCATCACAAAGACCAAGAAGCATGTTCTTGAGAATGAGAATGACTATGTTCCTTTTCTGGTGAATCGATCGCTGTCAAATTATGATGATTGTTTGTTTCAATCTAATGAAATGAATATGTTATATCATCTTGATAAAAAACTACAATATGATTATTTTATAAATATCATTCGTGCGAAAAATAGAAGTTTCGCTAAGTGGCATAAGCCAATGAAAGAAGATGATTTGGAATCAGTCAAGATCTTTTATGGATACTCGAATGTGAAAGCAAAAGAAGCATTAAGAGTGCTGACAGATGATCAAATCGCCATGATTAGAAAAATAACAACAATAGGTGATTGACCATGCAAAACGTCGTAGACAGTCTAATTGAGGTGAGACTTCAAGAGAGGGATGATTTTCTAAAGGTGAAAGAAACACTGACTCGTATTGGTGTTTCGGCAAAGAAAGAAAACAAACTCTACCAATCTTGCCATATCCTGCATAAGCAAGGAAAGTATTACATCGTGCATTTCAAAGAGCTGTTTGCGCTCGATGGAAAGCCATCAGATATCAGTGAAAATGATTATGCTCGAAGGAATACAATCATCAATCTCTTATGTGATTGGGGTCTTATTGAAATCGTACAGAAAGATCTGACAGTTGAACCGATTGCTCCTCTGTCGCAAATTAAGATTCTTCCTTACAAAGAAAAAAACAATTGGGAGTTGGTTGCCAAATATAATATTGGCAAAAAGAAAAGAGAGGTTTAATTATGGAATGGTGTGTTTATGTAAATAAACTTGATCCCTGTTTTGAGTTGCCTTCCTACGGCACTTCTTTGTCTAGCTGTTTTGATTTGAAGTTTCAAGCTAAACTTAAAGATGAGATCTCAGCAGTGAACTCATCAAACACGCCATTTAAAATTTACATCGAGCCTGGACCGAATCCTTCCATTTCCAATCGAATATATTTGGGACCAGGCGATAGAGCATTGATTCCAACAGGATTGATTTTCAAAATTGAAGCTACAAAATCGCACCAAAGTTATTCCATTCGTTTACACCCAAGATCAAGTGTTGCATACAAACGTGGATTGATGCTCGCTAATTGTGAGGGTGTTATTGATATCGACTATCAAGAACAAGTCTATGTTCCGATTGTAAACATATCAACCACAATACAAGCAATTGAACTTGGTGAGCGAATTTGTCAAGGTGAACTTGTTGAGAACAAGATTGTTAAATTCCTCGAAGTTCCACAAAGACTAAAAAAATATTCTGAAAGGTCTGGTGGATTCGGGTCTACTGGCAGAATGTGAATATATAAACGTGAGATGCCTAATGGATCTCGCATTTATAACTCGCTGAAAAGGAGAACAACCATGACTAAATTAATTCACACACCCTCATTTCCCGCAGCTACTTTTGATGAACTTCTTGGTCTATTCAATCGCCTGCCAAATATCGTCGTAGACACAGCGCCGACGTACCCTCCGATCAATGTGATCAAAGACGGTGACAAGTATTTCGTAGAAATCGCTGTCGCTGGATTCAAAGCAGAGGAACTCGATGTCGTTGTTGAAAAGCATGTTCTAACTGTCAAAGGTGAGAAAGCTGAAAAAGATGAACGCGAATATCTTAAGAGAGGAATCGCGACGAGATCATTTACCAGACAATTCTTGCTTCCTTCGACGAAGAACATCGAAGTTCATAGTTCGAAGCTAGAACATGGGATATTGACCGTTGAGCTTGAAGAATATGTTCCTGAGGAACAGAAGCCTAAAAAGATCCCAGTCGTCGCCGTCTGAGGTCGCCTGAGAGGGGAAGGTTCGCCTTCCCCTTTCCCTATATAAATCAATGACTTATAAGTTATTGATTTTATTAGATTTTATCAGCTTTACTTCTGACCCCAGTTAGGCGATAATAGTCTTGTTGGGAAATCACAGGGATATTTAAGAATGTATGACGCTGATGTTGCTTATGGGATCGCTATTCGTCGCGCTGTTATTGTTGGGAACCAGCGCTGGCTGGCTGAGGATCCGTCGCGTCGCACTATCATTGCCGAGCTGTCCAAGCGTTCGGCGAATGGTAAAAATACTTTCTATAATTCGCTCTGGAAGAGCTACAGCGATTGGGGGAAGCTCTCCCAGAAGCAGATCGATGCTCTGCTTCGCTCGTTCGACCGCGACGACCAACGTCGCGCCGAGTGGGCGCGCAACAACGCGAAAGCCAATGCTGGCTCTCAATGGGTCGGTGAGGTTGGCAAGCGTCAGGTCTTCGAGTTGACTTGCGTCGCCAGCAAATATCTCGTGGACGCTGGCTATACGTTCAACCTTCTCAAAGACGCTGATGGTAACATCTTCGTCTACTCTGGCAAGGAACTCTGCCAGAAAGACCAGAAGGTCACGGTCAAGGCGACCGTGAAGCGCCACCAAGAACGTGATGGGGTCAAGCAGACCGCCATCTCCCGTCCGACGGTTCAGTGAGGTAAATATGGAAGCTGTTCGCGAAATCACTCAATGGGATGTGCCTTACAAGCAACCGAATCACACCTATCTGATCGATGGTGCGAACCTTGTTGCTTACATCCCGTATGGACAAAAATCCCCAACATATTTCAGCAAACCTATGATGCTGGATCGTCGTGGGCGGAAGTTCGTGAAGGTGACGCCGAATCCGTTCAAAGGTGCTCCGAAGAGCAATCTGATTGAGGTCCAGGGTTCGCGTGGTGATTCCTACTTCGTTGATCCTGAATTGAAAACATGTACTTGCTCTGGTTTCCAGTTCCGTGGGAAGTGTAAACACCTGAGCGTCTTGTCTGAATAGACGCTCAACAATATAGATTCAAATGGCAGCATTCGCTGCCATTTTTCATTTGACAAAACGAAAACAAAGTTGTATACTATTCTGAGCCATGTATTTTTGGAGATGCAATGACTTGGGATGAATACTTTATTCGGCAAGCAATGCTTATTGCTGAAAAATCAAAAGACCCATCAACGAAAGTTGGTTGTGTTATCGTTGGTGAAGATAACGAAATACTTTCAACTGGATTCAACGGATTTCCGCGTGGTGTTGATGAAGGTATGCATGAGAAGTATATTGGTGAAGGTGTTAAATTTACACCAAACTTCAAACGATGGGAACGACCAGAGAAATACAAGTGGGTTGAACACGCCGAAAGAAACGCAATATATAATGCTGCGAGGAATGGAATTCGTTTGAAGAATGCAAGAGCATACTTGAACTGGGAGCCTGTCCCCTGTTCTGATTGCGCTAGAGCGTTTATTCAAGCAGGAATCAAAGAGATAATTGGACCGAATATTCCATTCGGTGGCGTAGGCGCTGGTATTCATTATCACATTGGCCAATCAACTGAGATGATGCTTGAATCTGGTATGAAAATAAGAAGAGTGATTTGGAATAAGAATGCGAAAATTACATGAAGTTATAAATCTGAATCAAAGTAACTGGATAGTATTTGATAAACCATTCAACCACGTTATTATCGATGATTTTTTTAATCCAGAATTTGCATTAGAAATATCAAAAGAATTTCCAAATTATGATAGTCATGTTTGGACGTTTGAATACAATAATCCTGTAGAATTAAAACGTTCTTGTAATCATTGGGATAGATTCCCAAAACACATATACACAGCATTCACACATTTTACTTCTCAGAGATTTTCGAAAATTTTATCCGATTTTTTTGGGGTGGAATCATTGATGCCAGATTATGGGCTTCATGGTGGTGGATTGCATTCACACAAACGTGGTGGCAAATTAAACATACATAAAGACTATAGTATTCATCCCAAATTGGACATGATGAGAAATTATAATTTGATTGTATACGTCACTCCAAATTGGAATCCTGAGTGGAGTGGTGGGTTGGAATTCTGGAGCCATAATGATGAAACTGGTAAACCAAAAGATTTGATAAAAACCATCGAAAATAAATTCAATAGAGCTGTCATTTTCGATACCACGCAAAATTCTTGGCACGGATTGCCAAGTAATTTATTGTGCCCTGAAGATGTGAGTAGAAATAGTTTGGCTATGTATTATGTTAGCAACATAACAGAAAAAGCTGAAAATAGAAAAAGAGCACTATTTGTTCCATATAAAGATCAGATTGGTAATAGTGAAATTGAAATTTTTTGCGAAGAGAGAAGTAAATGAAGAATGTAACAATTGTAACACCAACAACTGGTAATCCTATAATTAAGAAATGCATTCAGTCAGTAAGAAATCAAACATACGCTAAAAACATAACTCATCTTGTTGTTGTTGATGGTCCTGAGAACTGGCGTAAAGTTGATTGGATGCTTGCTGATATGACTTTTCCAACTCCAACAAATAAAGAACACATTAACATACTTCCGTGGTCTATCGGTAAGGATAGATGGAACGGGCATCGAATATATGCTGCAGCTTCATACATGATCGACACCGACTACATAATCTTTCTAGACGAAGATAATTATCTTGAGCCAAATCATGTTGAAGAATGCATCAAAACAATTGAACGTGGAAATGATTGGTGTTTTTCTTTCAGAAAAATTGTTGACAAGGACGGTACGTTCTTATGTAATGATGATTGCGAAAGTCTTGGTAAATGGGCTAGTGTGCTTCACGAGGAAGATTTCTTTATCGATGTCAACTGCTATTTTATTCCACGGCAAGTCGCAGTGCAACTAACACCAGTTTGGTATAGGAAAGCTAGAGAGCAGCCTGAAGTTGATAGATTGTTAGCTGCCATTCTCAGGAAAAATTTAGAAAAATTTGACTCGACATATCAATACAGCGTAAACTATACTGTTGGTAACAATCCAGTATCTGTTCAAGACTCGTTTTTTATACAAGGAAATCAACGCATGTTACAAAAATACAATGGGAAATTGCCATGGAAAAAGTAAGACCTAATATATTCTCAATTGGCGCTATACCGCCAAGGACATATAGTAAAACTGTTGAGTTGAGTCGTGAGGTCTTTGATAAATTTGCGAATAAATCTGATAGAAGATTTCTATTTTCTGCTCCTCAATCTAACGTCCACTTTTTAAACATAATTTTGACGTTAATGGATTTGCCGCCAAGAAATTTCAACGAAGAAACAATTCAATATATCAAAAATAATTTTGGTAATAATTTTGGTAAAATAGAAGAAGACGTTTGTTTGTTTATGAATGCGAACGTCATTCCTCTATCAAAAAAAGCAATTGACGATCTTGTTGAATTTACAGAATACAATGGCATAACGTTGATATCTGGTGATTGCTTTTGTTTCAGTAGAAAAAATTATTTACAAATTGGTTCGCCAATGATTGAGGAGTTATTTGCGATTGCATATAAAAACATGATTGCAATTGATCAACTACAAGAAATGTTTTTCGATTTGAATGGTAATAAAATATATGGTAAATGTGGTGAGAAAATGTTTTATGCATTAAATTGTCAAAATGACGATTGGCAAAAAGATTATTGGGCAAAATGCGAATCAATTTTAGTGGATGGTATATATGAAGATCGTAGTATTAAGCACTGACACAGAACATTATTTGCTGCAATGGTGGCTTCCACACCATGCTTCTAAATTTGATCTTGGTGTCATTTTAGATTTTAATTACGAAGAAGATTCAGAAGATAACACATATGAGTTGTATGAAAAGCATGTTCCGCATTGGAGATACTTCAAGGTAAAACAAAAAGAAGTTTCAACTTTTCTTTGGGATGTTGTGATAGAAAAAGTTGAGAAAGATCTCCTCAAAGAATTTCCAGGAGCTTGGATAACAACATTAAATGCGACTGAATTTTTAATTGGTAACTTAAAGATTCTAGATGAAATAAAAGAACAAAAACAAATTTTGATACCTTGTCACCTAATGGTTGATTCAGTTGAAAATGAAGGTAAAGAAATAGATCGAGAAATACCAATTTTTAAACAACGAAGTTATGGCGTACATTATAATAATGACTTCCCACATCCGCATCATGGAAAATCTATAGACTTATATAATAAACAAAAACCAGAAAATGTTATCCTTAATACACGTTGGATGAGAAGCATTCATAACTATGGTGTTGGTTATTTGACATCATCCATATATTCTGTTGGTAGGCATTTTTGGGATATGAATAAAGTCACTGATAAACTTGCCATCTGCCATATGAATCTATCTCCATACAATGAAACTTTCTTACAAAGGAAAATGAACATTCAAAGAAGACTAACAACCCATGATCATGGAGCTGAAAGAGGTATACACCATAGAGTTAATAGAGAAAAACTTTTAGCGCATAAAAGATTTTATGATCAACTTACAATTGATTTGTCCCAGCAAATAAACAGATTGGAGAGTTTATAATGAGAGCATGTATTGCTTCATACTATATGGGAAATATAGAAGAAAAAACTGTCAAACTTCAAAATGAAGTGGTAAGGAAATATAATAAATCAAATGTTCCTCATTATTGCATGAAAGGGCAAATGCGTCATGGACACTTTATTGATTTCTTTTGGAAAATGAATGGCGTCAATACCCAAGGAATGGATGAGGTCGCTGTTCCAGATAATTTGAAAATCGATTACGATGTTGTTGTGTTTATTGATATCGATGCCATTCCTTTACACGAAGAAGCTATAGATTATTTGATTGATAAGGCAGAACAAGGTATAATTATCGGTAACATTCAAAGATCTGGTCATATTGATAATGATAATCATTTGTTTGTTGCGCCATCAGCGATGGCTATTTCAAGAGAAACTTTCAGAAAAATCGGAGCGCCTTCTGCCGTTGAAACTGCAAGATCGGATGTAATGGAAGAATACACTTGGGAAGCCGAGAGAGTTGGTGGAATTAAGATAGAATATTTTCTACCAGCGAGATTTGATAGACCACCATACAGATATCAGTGGGAAAAAGATCAACGTCCATTTTGGACATTAGAACATGGGCTGCCAAATTATGGCATTGGAACAACCTATGAGTGTGATGGTTATGGTGATTTTTTCTATCACAATTTTCAAATTAGAGAGGGGCAGCATACTGAATTGTTTTGGAATCATTGCGAAACTGAACTGCAAAAATAGGAGTTATTATGAAAGAACAAAAGCAAAGACTTAGAATTAATCTTCCAAAATCAACGAAGATCCAGTCTTCTCTGCGTCAAATTTACGATCCAATCGAGAATCCTAGAGAGCTTCTTCGTATGTGTGCTCGCGCGCATGAGAATGCATTCTATAGTAAAACCAAAAGAACAGCGGAAACTGGGCAGGAAGAATAGCAATAAAGTTTGACGAGAAACTTAAAAGGAGTATAATATGTCTAAGATTATGGTATTGAAATTCATCACTGGTGAAGAAGTGATTGCTGATGTTGTAAATCAAACGAATGAGTTCTATGAGCTTGATGATGCGCTTGCTATTGTAATGCAGCCAACTCAAGATGGTAAGATCTCGACTGGGTTCCTTCCTTGGCTCTCAACCATCGAAGCGCCAGTAAAGGTAAAAGAATCCAGCATTATTTCTTCTGGAGAACCAGTCAAAGATCTGAAGGCTGCGTACCAGTCAATGTTCTCTAAGATTATCACCCCATCGAAAAATATTATTGTATGAGCATGTTCTACACGAACGTAGGATTGATTGGCGATAACATCCTTTTCCGTGGTGTAAAGGATGGTAAGCGAATCAAACAAAAGATTCGATACAAACCCAGACTGTGGGTCAATGGAACGGGTGATTCTACCTGGAGAACGTTGGAAGGTTATCAAGTTCAAGAGATGAAGTTCTCTAGTATTTATGATACCAGAGACTTCGTTAAACAATACGAAAATGTTGAGAATTTTAAGATCTACGGAATGACTCGGTATGATTATGCATTCATATCAGATTACTTTCCTGAAGATATTGATTGGAGTATAGATAATGTTCGCATCGCTTATCTTGATATCGAGGTTGGTTCTGAAAACGGATTTCCCCAACCATCTCTGGCGAATGAGGCGATCACTGCTATCTCGGTTCTTCTTGATGGTAAGATGTATGTTTTCGGATGCGGTGACTTTGATAACAAATTCGAGAACGTCGAATACATCAAGTGTTCTGATGAATATGAATTGATTGATGAGTTTCTTCATCGATGGTCTATTGACTATCCTGATGTTGTCACTGGTTGGAATACAAAGTTCTTTGATATTCCATATCTTGTAAACCGCATTCATCGTCTGTTTGGGTCTGATTCGAAACAAGCAACTGCGCTTTCTCCTTGGGGAAAGATCAATGCGTATGATGTCACGTTCAAGAACAAGAAAGAAACATGCTTTGAACTTCTAGGTATTTCAGATCTTGATTATTATGAACTGTATCGAAAGTATTCTGCTAATCCCAACCAAGAATCATACAAGTTAGATCATATCTGTTCTGTTGAACTTGGCGAGCGAAAACTAGATTACTCTGAGTATGGCAATCTATTAGAATTGTACAAAAACAATTATCAAAAGTTCATTGAGTATAACATTCATGACTGTGTTCTAGTTGATCGCCTCGATGATAAGTTGAAGTTTCT